TTGTGATTTTTACGAAAAATTAAACTTTTATGGACTGCAATCTTTAGTTGCTCGCACGGTTGCAGTTCGTGGCAGTTGCCTGATTCGTTTTCGCATTGATGAACGCCTAATTAAGCAAGGCCTTCCCCCACTCACCTTGCAGGTACTAGAACCAGACTGGTTGGATATGTCAAAGGATAATGGTTCTAGTATTATTTTTGGCAAGAAATACGATGATGATGGCAAGCTAAAAAGCTATTTTATCAGAAAGAATCATCCAGGCGAAAGCGACTGGCGCCAGTCGCAGCTAGGGTCTGATGAAATCCCAGCCTCCGAGATTTGCCACGTCTACGATGTGCGGCGCCCTGGCCAGGCTACTGGTGTTCCATGGGGCGCCTCGTCGCTGCTCACGTTGCGGGATATTGGCGACCATGCCCAGGCCCGTATGTTGCTGGACAAACTGGCTTGCTGTTTTACTGCATTTATTACAGATTCAGATCCTGACAATGTTATTGCCCCTTCTGTTGATCCTAGGAATCCAGATAATGCAATTGCAACCCTTTTTGAAAAAATAGAGCCTGGCGCAATTGAAGTATTGCCCCCAGGGAAATCGATCGAATTTAGCAAGCCTCCAGAGGCTGGTAATTTCATAGAGCTGCAACGGCATCATCTGCATTCAGTAGCAGCTGGTTACGGCATCACGTTTGAATCCTTGACCGGGATTCTGTCTGATGTCAATTTCTCAAGCGGCCGGATGGGGTGGATTGAGTTCCACCGAAACATCGGACATTGGCGTTGGAACATCATGATTCCGCAGTTCCTGGAGCCAGTTTCTAGGCGGCTTGCTGCTGCCGTGCAAATGGCCGGCATGGCCAACCGGGTAAACGGTCGGATGGTCTGGACGCCTCCGAGGCGGGAAATGATCAACCCGTCTGAGGAAATCAAGGCGCTGATCAGGGCGATCAGGGCCGGCATCCTGAGCCTGTCCGAGGTCCAGCGGTCGTTGGGCTATGTCCCTCAGCAGGTGCTTGCCGAGCTTGCCAAAGACCTCAAGGACGCCAGGGAGGTCCATGGGTTGGTGCTGACGGTGGACGCCAGCAAGACAAACGACAGCGGCGGCCTGCAGGTTTCCAACGCTCCCCAGCTGACTACACCCCCAGCCAGCGAAACTTCGGATTTGATAGCATAGAATGATGCCCGAACCCATGACCACAGCAGCGGTGACACTGGCAACAGAAAGTCAAACCTGCCAGCGAATGGCCCTTGTCGCCCCATCTTCTTGGGATGAACAGAGCCGGACCGCCACGGTGGTTATCTCAACTGACGCCGATGTGGGCGACGGTGTCCAGCTGGTGCACGAACGCTCGGCCATTCGCTGGCCAGGGCGTCCGCTGCCTATGGACATTGACCACCAGCGCACTTCTGCTTCGTGCTGGGGAGCGATCACGGCGATGGACCTGGGCCGCGCTGAGGATGGCAGTAATGCCCTAGTCGGCACGGTGCAGGTGGATGGCCCCGATGAGGCCATGGCGGTTGCCATTCCCCGCCTCAGGAATGGATCTGCGCGTTTTTCTGTTGATGCGCGGATCTACAGATGGCAGCGTGCCAGCGCAGATCAACCCCTTGATCGAGCAATCGATTGGGAGCCGGTTGCTGTCTCGCTGGTGATTGCCGGCCAGGATCCGGCGAGCGTGATGCGCTCGGTGGATGCAATAACAGAATCAACCCTTGCGGACCCCCCGATGTCTACTGCAACTGAAAAGGCCGGGGGCGACCCGGCGGCCACTGCTCTATCTGAAACTGCCGTGACACAACCGGCTGTTGTCACCGCTCCTGCTGCTGTTCAAGGCTTCGATCCTGCCCCTGACGAGGTTGCCCGAGAGCTGCACATTCGCCGGGCCGCTGGCGCTGCGGATCTCCCCGAAGCTGCCGTGCAAGACCTGATTCGATCCACTGCGGGGAAAGACATGCCTGGCATTATGACGGAGGTGGTGCGAGCTACTCGCGTTGCGATTGAGGCGAAGGCCCCTGTCCATGCTGGCCATCCCGCCAGGATCGAGGTAACCCGCGACGCGGGCGACACCTTCCTACGCGGCCTGCAGGAAGGTGTCGATGCTCGATGCAAAGCGGTGAAGACTCCGACCGATCTGGGCCGCCAATATGCCCGGCTAAGCGCGATTGACATGGCCAAGGAATACCTTGAGACCATGCGCGGCTTTAGCCGTGTTGATGTGCGGTTGATGGGCATCAATGAGCTAATCGACCGGGCATTTCATACGACTTCTGATCTTCAGAATGTTCTTATGAACAGCGCCAATAAAACACTTTTAAGGGGATATGAGGAAGAAGAACAAACCTGGCGGGTATTGGCCAATCAATCGGATAATAATGACTTTAAGCCCAATTTTGGGGTTCAGCTAAACGCCACTATTGTACCTGAAGAGATACTTGAGAATGGTGAATACAAGTCTGGGACTTTTAGTGATGGCAAGACTACCTATCAGCTTAGCACTTACGGCAAAAGCGTAGGCATCAGCCGGCAAATGCTTATCAATGATGATTTATCTGCTTTGAGCCGCATCGCCCCGAAGCTGGGTGCGGGCTGTTCGTTGCTTGAATCTAATTTGACTTGGGCGCTGCTTACTGAGGGCAGCCTGGGCGCGACCGTCAGCCTTGACGGCAAGGCGTTGTTCCATGCCGATCACAGCAACACTGGTACTGGCGCTGTTGGCATTGCCGGGCTTGATGCCGGCAAAGTCAAACTGAAAAAGCAAACAGCCCCTGCTCAAGCCAACGAAACCAAAACCCCTCTAAACCTGACACCTGCCTATTTGATTGTGCCGCCTGAGCTGGATACTGCTGCATCTCAGGTTGTATCTTCGGCCCTTCTGCCCCAGTACGCACCTAATGCTTTGTCTGCCGTCAACCCGTTTGCTGGCACAATGCAGGTAATCAGCGAGGCTCGTCTTTCTGATGATTCCACTGCTATGTGGTATCTAGCCGCCAACCCCAGCCGGATTGACATGATCCAGTTTGGTTACCTGGCCGGCGAAGGTGGGCCCACGATTACCACCACCGAGAAGCGCAACCCTGACGGCGTAGAGATGCTGGTACGCCACGACTTCTACGTCACTATCGCCGATTGGCGCGGTTTCTACCGCTCTACCGGCGTTTGATTTTTCTTTTTATTCACTTTTGAGGATTGACAAATGTCTAACGATGGATGGATTCAAGAGGGCAAGCGACTTCCGCTTTTTGCGCCTTATGACGTGGCCCCCCAGGCTGGCGCTTTGATTGGCGATACGTTTGGGGTGTGGTCGGGAGGCGAAGGCAAGGCCGTCCTGGCCCTTGGCGAAGAAGGCACCTTCGAGCTGGAAGGCGTTTGGCGGCTTGCGAAAGCTACTGGCGCCAGCACTGGTGGTGCGCAAGGGGCTAAGGCCTATTTTGTTACCAGCACCAAACTGGTGACCGCAGTCGCAAGCACCAACAAGCTGATCGGGTTTTTTGCGAATGCTTGCGCGGATGGGGACACCACGGCAAATGTTCGCCTGAACTCGGTGACTGTCTAATGTCCTGGGCAACCCTATCGGCTACGGCTGACAAGGTAGCCCTGGATTTCATGGGCGGCGTCAGCGTAATTGCTGGCGCCGTTTCTGGCCGTGGTTTTTTGGAGGAAAACTACGAAATAATTTTTGATGGCCAGGTAAGGATTGTTCCTTGGCTGTTAAAAATTAGAACTGCAGAATTTGGTCATTTAGATTACAACACTTCTGTTGTCGCCAATGGCATTGCATTTAAGGCGGTGCGCGGGCCCGAGCCAGTCCCAGGTAGTGAGGCCAGGGAGCTGGGGTGGAGCATGGTGGAGCTAGCCAGGGTTGACGCTCCAGGCCCGCTGTATGTCATCCTCAACGGCGACCCAAGCGGCACAACCGACGATCCCGCCCCCGCGGAACTGCCAACGCTGATATTCAACGGTGATCCGTAATGCCATATCAAGAGCAAAACGCGCTATTTCGCCAGAGAACATCAACTTTCGCTCAGGCAACAACTAAGAATCCCGTACTGCTTGAGGGGGAAAAATGGTGGGAAGTTGACGCGGCAAATCTAACGACCGGGCGCAGCAAGACCGGGAAAGACGGCCGTGTTGTTAACGATGTGATTGTCGGCACTGCGTTTAACGATCTACCGTTTGATCCCACCGGCACGGGGGGAGGCGGCCCCGGCGACCCCACCAACCTGTCGGTCGTCAACCGCACGGCCGAGGGGCTGACGATTGCGTCCTCCACTGGGGTCGACGCTGATCTCCCCCTGGCAACCGAAACCCTGGCCGGACTGCTGGCGCCAGGCACCAGGGCCAAGGCGGAAGGGGCGGTGCAGGAGGGTGACGCACGGCTCAGCAACGCCCGCGAGTGGAGCGCCGCCACGGTTGACCAGCCCACGGCGGAGGCCGGCAGCAGCACGGCGCGGTTTGCCTACACCCCCCAGCGTGTGTTCCAGGCCATCGCTGCATGGTGGCTGGCGTCAGCAGCCAAAGCCAAGCTTGACGGGATCGCCAGCGGCGCCACGGCAAATGCCACTAATGAGCAGCTGCGGGATCGATCCACCCACATAGGGACGCAGCCGGCGTCCACAATCAGCGGCCTAGGCACTGCTTCCACTGCCAATACGGGAGATTTTGCCACCTCTGCCCAGGGGGCCCTAGCCGCGACGGCGGTGCAGCCTCCAGGGCTGGCCTCAACGCTGGCCGCCTACCTGACCACAGTCAGCGCAGCCAGCAGCTATCAGCCTCTCTCCACAAACCTGACGGCCCTGGCGGCAAACAACGCGGCCTACTACCTGGCCCGAGGCAACCACAGCGGCACGCAGGCCCTGAGCACCATCAGCGGCCTGGGAACCGGTATCGCCAATGCCCTGGCAGTGAATGCCGGCGCCGCGGGGGCCCCCGTGCTGTTCGACGGGGCAGGGGGCACTCCCTCCAGCCTGGGCCTGTTGAACGCCACTGGGCTCCCCCTGGCGACGGGGGTGTCTGGGCTTCTGTCGATCGCCAATGGCGGCACGGGAACGGCCACCCCTGGGCTGGTGGCAGGCACACACGTGAGCATTACCGGCACCTGGCCCAACCAAACCATCAGCGTCACGGGCGGCCATGGTGGCGGCGGCAGCGGCGGCACCGTCACTAGTGTTGGGCTGAGCCTGCCGTCCCAGTTCACAGTTACCGGGTCGCCTGTGACCACGTCGGGCACCCTGACCGCCACGCTGGCGGCCCAGTCTGCAAACCTGGTATGGGCCGGTCCAACGACCGGTGCACCAGCAGCCCCAGCGTTTCGGTCCCTGGTGGCTGGCGACATTCCGACGATCCCGGCTGGCCAAGTTTCGGGCCTGGCTGCGGTGGCGACAACTGGGGCCTACGGCGACTTAACCGGGCGGCCCCCGCTGGGCACCCTGGCAGCGCAAAACGGCACGTTTAGCGGCACCAGCAGCGGCACCAACACGGGCGATCAGGACCTCTCAGGGCTGGTGGCCAGGGCCAACAACCTGAGCGACCTGGCCAACGCAACAACCGCGAGGGCCAACCTGGGCGCGGCTTCTGCTGAGGCTGCCGTCACCGCTGTCACCCACGGGTCTAACGCCAGCACGGCTCGGCCGTCAGGAGTGACAGCGGTCTACTGGATTGGGACCGTAGAGCCCGTAAATGCTGTGAACGGCGATCTCTGGATAGGTGGCATCTGATGGGGTTAAAGGTAAAGGAAGCCGGCGTTTTCGTTGATGTTGGCGGTGGCGGCACCACAACCCAGCTCGTAGATGAATGGATCAGGAACCCCGCATGGCCAGCGATCCCAACAGTCTTGGCAAGCGAGCAAAAAATCGTTGGCCTCTATGCCGTCTGGCCCGGTGATGGCGTAGGGAATGGCGCTAACTTTTTTGCCTTCAACGGCCAAGGTGCGTACACTATAAACTTTGGCGATGGATTTACAGCAAACTTTGCAAGTAATACTCAGGCAAACCATGAATTTAACTTCAATAATGCAGCACTAGCCGGCACAAACAAGCCCGTAACTTTCACGGCATCAACCAACACGGTAAATCTAGCGGCCCACGGATTTACCGCTGGCACGGTAGTCCCATTTTTCAACATTGTTACGACAGCTGGATTGATTGAAGGCCGTCGCTATTACGTTGTCAATCCTACGGCAAATGCGTTCCAGGTTGCCGCCACCCTTGGCGGTGCCCCTGTTACGCTGACCAACGATGGCAGCGCTACGTTGCTACCCTACAAAGTGGCAATTGTAACAATTACCCCTCAAGCTGGGCAGAATTTAACTGTCATAAATTTGCAAGCAAAACACAACCAGACAGGGCTGCAAGTCTATACAACCGGATGGCTTGATTTAGCGATTTCTGTTCCGAATGTAACCGGTACAGGTTTTACGCTAAGTGGCACAGCTGTTTCGCATCGACTGTTAGAGCGCGTTAACCCAATCGCGTGCGGCAATCTGACAACTATGGCTAACATGTTCAGGGGGATGCCTTCGCTCCGGGTTCTAACTCGATATCCGTGCCCTATTACTACGGTTACAACCATGGCCAATATGCACGACGGCTCTGGGCTGAGAACTTTTCCAGAATATGAAGGCACTGCCGCAGTATT